GATGATACGACAGCGGCATTAGCCCAAGAGTTAGGGCTGAAGCTACTACTGTATTGTGGTGCCACTGGCACAAGCACAGAATACGTGTTCAATAGTATATTAGGAGAGATAACAGATGAGTAAAAGATACTTAGTAAACGTTGAAGTAGACGAGGGTGAGTGGATGTATGCCACAGCGGAGAACCCTTTCACGTATGACTCCAAGCCTTTGATCTTCGATAGCAAGGGCGAGGCTGAAGCACACTTGTTGAGGTACAACAACGCTCATGTAGAGGAGCAAACAGACATAAAACCTTTTGGCGTAGAAGAACGTAACAGAGCCAAGGTCAGGTCACTAATCAATAAGGGTGTTTAGGTATGTATAACAATAACCAAAACGTAGACAGACTACTACAAGCAATGTCCGAGCACGAAGTAACATTTAAAGAGGTGCTGCAGGCTATTGAGACGGTTGCGTTAGACAGACAGTTTCATAAAGACCTTGACATGATACACTACACTGAGGTATTAGATGATTGGGACAGCTGGCAGTAGGCCGTAGACACATAGGAGACCACATGATACTAACCCTTGACGTAGAAAACACTGTAGTAAAACGTAATGGCAAGATGCACCTTGACCCGTTTGAACCAGACAACACATTGGTTATGGTGGGTATGCTAGATGATCACAGCAATGAAACAATTGTAACATTCGATCACTCTGAGCAGCAACCTACCACAGATGGGCGGCAGATAGTACAGGACGCACTTGATGCTACCCATCTGCTTGTAGCACACAACGCACCGCATGACCTACTATGGTTGTGGGAGTCAGGCTTTACCTATGATGGTAACGTATATGATACCATGCTTGGTGAGTACGTACTGCAACGTGGGCAGAAGCAACCACTGTCCCTTGAGGCATGTGCAGAACGCTACGAACTAGACACACAGAAACAAGACACACTTAAGGAGTACTTCAAGAATGGATATTCCACACGTGATATACCTCACGATGAACTGGCAGAGTATCTATCCCATGATCTCCACGCCACGCAGCAATTGTATAATGTTTTGCAGACATCATACGAGGGATGCAAGTCACTGATACCGACGATAGAACTTACTAACCAGTTGGCTATACACCTAGCACGTATCTACCAGCGTGGGTTTCAAGTAGACATGGATGCATTGATGGAGGTACGTGACGAGTTCGAGCAAGAACGTAACGTACTTATGATTGCACTAGAAGAACAGGCACGTGACCTTATGGGTGACAGACCAATCAACCTTAACAGCCCAGAACAATTGTCATGGGTTATATACAGCCGCAAGCCACACGACAAGAAGATGTGGGCAGACTTGTTTGATGACCGTATGTCTGATAGTGAGTACAGAAGTAACGTCACGGCGTACAGTCAGAAGTTGTACAAGCAGAAGGCACACCAGTGTCGCCCATGCAAGGGTGGTGGTCAGGTGTGGAAGCAGAAGAAGGACGGTACACCCTACGCCAAAAGCAACAAGTGCGGTACATGTGGTGGCTCTGGATATACATTCAGTGACGTTATTAAAGACGTTGCTGGCCTACGGTTTACACCACCCAATGCTAAGTGGGTTAGTGCCAATGGGTTTGGTACAGGCAAAGACAACCTTGTATTCCTTGAGGGCATTGCACGATCCAAGGGCATGAAGATAGCTGAGACATTCCTACAAAACGTTCGTAGGTTGTCGGCGGTAGAGACGTACCTTAGCAGCTTCGTAGAGGGCATAGCTACACACGTTAAGACTGACGGTAAGCTACATGTACGTCTACTACAACACCGCACTGGTACAGGGCGTCTGTCAGGTGCCGACCCCAACATGCAGAACATGCCACGTGGTGGTACGTTCCCCGTCAAGAAGGTATTCATATCTCGTTGGCACGGTGGGAAAATCATGGAAGCGGACTTTGCCCAGCTTGAGTTTCGTGTTGCTGCATTCTTATCGCAAGACATGACCGCCATTGATGAGGTGACTACAGGCTTCGATGTACACAGCTACACTGCACAGGTTATATCAGATGCAGGTCAGCCCATGTCACGTCAAGAAGCCAAGGCACACACATTCGCTCCTTTGTATGGTGCTAGTGGGTTCGGTAGGTCACAGGCAGAGGCTGCATACTACAAGCAGTTTACTAAGAAGTACTCAGGCATTGCCAAGTGGCATGAGGCACTAGCCAAAGAGGCGCTTAGCACCAGCAAGATTACTACACCATCTGGGCGTGAGTTCTCATTCCCTGATGTACAAAGACGGAGGTTCGGAGGTGTTACATTTTTCACACAGATTAAAAATTATCCCGTTCAATCGTTCGCAACCGCTGACATTGTACCCATATCTCTGATATACATTGATAAGTTACTAACAGCAAACAAGCTACACAGTTGTGTAGTAAACACGGTGCATGACTCAATCGTAATTGATGTGCATCCAGATGAGGAGGACAGGGTACTACAGATTATCAAGGCGGCTAACGACAAACTAATACCCATTGTCAATAGGAAGTGGAGTTTGGACTTCAACATTCCCCTACTATTGGAGGCAAAGATGGGACCAAATTGGCTTGACACAAAAGACGTAGTATGATATAACTATCTTTCGACTTTATAAAAACAGGAGACTTACACATGAATCAAGTTACAACAATCGACACTAATAACTTCTCAGCAATGGCTCAGGCAATGGGCATGGAAGCTGATGCACCTAAGCAGTCTAGCAAGGCAAGCACACTTGCACGTCTACGTATTCATCACACACCTATCATGGGCCAACAGGAGGTCAATGGTAAGATGAAGAACGTAGAGGTCATTGGTGGTGGTGCATACAAGTTGGAGATTCCAGATGGTCCTACGGTGTATGCCGAAGAGGTATCCATCCGACCATTCCTTCAACGCTTTATGTACAAGAAGTTTATCAAGGGCAACGACAACACAGCTAACCGCTTTGTAAAGACCGTTATGGGCAGTGACCTTAACAATGACATGAAGGACAACGATGGTGGTTTTAACTGTGGTAAACCTGCAGGGTTCATCAAAGATTGGGCTGCACTACCAGACACAATGAAAGACCTTATCAAGTCTATCAAACGTGTTCGTGCATTGTTCGGTACAGTAGAGATGGTCAATCCCACAGACGAAAATGGTGAAGCAGTTGACGTAGACACTACCCCATTCATCTGGGAGATAGACAACCGTGATGCCTTCAAGACTATGGGTGAGATGTTTACTAAGCTAACTAAGATGCGCCGCCTACCACCACAGCACTACATTACTTCTAGTACTAAGGAAGTACCACTGCCAAACGGTAGCAGCTTCTACATTCCTGTAGCTGACATCGACTTGGGTAATACCTTGGACATGGACAATGAGTCACAAGAAAACTTTGCTAGCTTCATAGCATGGATTGAGAATTACAATACGTATATCCTCAACACGTGGAGTGAGAACATGCACAAGAATGAAGAGGTAGACGTTGACACAGTGGAAGCGTTTGTAGACATTGATGTGGAGGACTTTGCATAATGCACCATCCTGCTGAACTGGCGATCAATCAGTATCTTGAAGATGCTACATCTGGTAAATCAACTATGTCCGAAGAGACAATACTACAGATTGGTACAGATGTAATGGATGCTATGCGACGCCAGTTTGGTGGGGGCAAAGGGCGTGATGAGTTTCGCTTACGGATGTCCAACATTGGTAAGCCTACTTGTCAACTCTGGTTCGCTAAGAACAAGCCAGAGGAAGCGTTGCCCAAACCAACCACGTTCGTAATGAACATGCTTCTAGGAGACATCGTGGAAGCTGCATTCAAAGGTATTATAAAGGAAGCGGGTTATCCGTATGAAGACAAAGACAACTTCGTAAGCTTAGAACTTGGTGGCGCTACGATCAAGGGTTCGTATGATATTGTTGTAGATGGTGCAATGGATGACGTTAAGTCTGCATCCGATTGGTCCTATCGCAACAAGTTTGCATCATACGATACACTGCAGAAGAGTGATCCATTTGGTTACGTTGGACAACTAGCAGGCTATGCTAAGGCGTCAGGTAAAAAGGTAGGTGGCTGGTGGGTAGTCAACAAGGCTAACGGCAACATCAAGTATGTACCTGCTGACGGCCTTGTACTAGAGGAGCAACTGGCTAAGCTAGAGAAGACAGTAGAGACAGTGAATGAGAACAAGTTCGAGCGATGCTTCAATCCTGTACCAGAGACGTTTCGGGGTAAGCCCTCCGGTAACATGGTACTGAATGATAACTGTAAGTTCTGTGACTTCCGGTTCTCATGTTTTGATATTGAGGAGCTACCATCTAAGGTGTCACAAGCTAAGACACTGCCAATTGTGGCATACATAAAATGAACGGCAAGCAATTCTCTGCCGCCATGAAGCATGGGTTTAGGAGTGGTCTTGAGGTACGAACAAAAGATTACCTAGTTGAACGGAGCATTAGCTTCAAGTATGAACAGGTTAAAATCGAATGGGAAGACCTCATGTACCGCACCTATACACCAGACTTTGTATTGGGTAACGGTATTATCATTGAGACAAAAGGATT